AGGCGATGCCGCAGATGCTACTCCAAATCTTGCAGACTTCCAACTTTTCAGATATGAAGGTGGCGCTACTACTATCACAAGTAACAGCACATCTCCAACTTTCACAAGTTCAGAGACTTTCTCAATACAGGAATCAGTTAAAAACCAAGAAGCGTTGAGTTCAGCAGTCACAGTTACACTAGGCGGCACAGGAGCAGATGACTTTGTGGCGGCGGTGAGTGCGGCAGGTTTAACAAACGTTTCTGCTACTAAACTATCAACAGGTGCTATCCAGATGACACACGCACTGGGTGGTGATTTCAGGATGTTTGACACATCAGGAACACCATTAGCGGATGCAGGTTTCAGTGCAACAACGGCACACAGTTATGGAACATACACTGCAAACAGTTCAACTTTGATCGACAACTTGTATGACCTACCAACAGGTGAGAGCCTTGACTCAAGTGCAAACACAGGTATCATGGCAAGTAACTGGAAGAGATTGAGCTACACTGCTTCAACAAGTTCACCAACTAATGAACCGGCAGACGGCACATTATGGTACCACACTGCGACAGACGAAGCAGACATCATGGCACACAACGGTACGACTTGGGTTGGATATGCAACAGCATACGCAACCACAGATCCAAATGGTCCACAGTCCAGTGCAACAGCACCGACTACACAGTCAGACGGTACTGCACTTGTGACAAATGACTTATGGATTGATACAAGTGACCTTGAGAACTATCCAAAACTTTACAAGTACAACACATCAGCAACTTTAAGTTCTACAAACACAGCGAACCAAGTGGCAGTGACCACTTCGGGTGCGGCTTGGGAACTGGTTGACAAAGCAGACCAAACCACAGAAGACGGTGTTGTGTTTGCGGATGCTAGGTATCACACAGCGGCAGACAAGGCAGATTCATTGTCTACAGGCGGTGCGGGTACGGCCAGCTCAATCAAAGACTTGTTGAGCGATGGATTCCTAGACCCAGATGCTCCAAATCCTGACTTATACCCACAAGGTATCATGTTATGGAACACTAGAAGATCTGGCTACAATGTCAAGGAATACAAGAACAACCACATCACAACTACGAAATATCCAGGAAGCGGTTCAACTGGTTTAGGTAACATCAGAACAAGTAACGAGAGCGTATCAACTTACTTCCCAGACAGATGGGTTACTAGATCAAGCAACAACGCAGACGGTTCTGGTTCTTTTGGTAGAAAAGCACAGAGAAAAGTGATTGTTGAACAACTTAAATCAGAGATCGACACCAACCAAGCAATCAGAGAAGACCAAAGAGGCTTCAACGTTATTGCCACACCTGGTTATCCAGAATTGATCTCAAACATGATCAACCTAAACACAGACAGAAACAACACAGCGTTTGTAGTCGGTGACACACCTATGAGATTAGAGGGTACATCAACTGCGATACAGAATTGGGCTAACAACACAGCGGTGGCACTTGACAACGGTGAAGACGGCCTAGTGAGCTCAAGTGATTACTTGGGTGTGTTTTATCCGTCTGGTAATACAACAGACAACACAGGTAAATCAATTGTTGTTCCACCATCACACATGATGTTGAGAACACTGGCCAACAACGATAACATCGCTTTCCCATGGTTCGCACCATCAGGAACAAGAAGAGGTATCGTTGACAACGCCACATCAGTTGGTTACTTAGACACAACAAGTGGAGAGTTCCAAACAATATCTGTTACGGAGTCAGTGAGAGATTCAATGCACGAAGTCAAGGTTAATCCAATAACTTTCTTCTCAGGTGCTGGTATTGTTAACTTCGGTAACTTGACGAAAACATCGGCAAGTTCAGCGTTAGACAGAATCAACGTTTCAAGATTAGCAGTGTATCTAAGAACACAACTAGATGCTGTTGCTAAACCGTTCATATTTGAACCAAATGATGAGCTTACAAGGAATGAGATCAAAGGTGCGATCGAATCATTCTTGTTAGAACTTGTTGGTCAGAGAGCGTTATATGACTTCCTAGTAGTATGTGACGATACTAACAACACACCTACAAGGATTGACAGGAACGAACTGTACGTGGACATAGCGATTGAGCCGATCAAATCAGTTGAGTTCATCTACATACCGTTAAGAATCAAAAACACAGGAGAAATTGCAAAATTAGGAAACTAATTTTCGATAAAGGAGAAAATATATGGCAATATCAACATTATCAAAATTTACAGTACCTTTAAGCAACGACCAGAGTTCAGCATCACAAGGTTTGTTGATGCCAAAACTTCAGTATCGTTTCAGATTGATCCTGGAAAATTTTGGAGTATCAACACCAAGATCAGAACTAACAAAACAAGTAATAGATACAACAAGACCTAACCTAACGTTTGACACAGTGACACTAGATGTTTACAACTCAAAAGTTTATGTTGCGGGCAAACACACTTGGGAAGCGATCACGATCAACCTAAGAGATGATGTAAACAACTCAGTTACTAAACTGGTTGGAGAACAGATACAGAAACAGTTTGACTTCTTTGAACAGAGTTCAGCGGCGTCAGGTATTGATTATAAATTCACTGCTAGAATTGAAATGCTAGACGGTGGTAACGGAGCAAGTGCTCCAAACGTGTTAGAGACATGGGAACTTTACGGTGCTTATGTTGAGAACGTTAACTACAACACACTGGCATACCAAACTTCAGAACCAGTGACTATCACCATGCAGATCAGATATGACAATGCGATACAGACACCTACAGGTACAGGTATTGGAACAGCAGTAGCTAGAACGATCGGCACACTTTCAACAGGTGGTGGACAGTAATACAAAAAATTAAGTAAGCAATTATAACATCAAAAGCGTCTTTATAGGCGCTTTTTTTGTGGCCATAAATACGAGTATGCCAAGCATCAACAACTTCTTAAAAGGTTTCCAGGACGGTCTTCCGGGGATGAAGGACTACCAACACGCATCGAGATTGTACATAGACAACAATTTCAAGTTGATGCCAAAACAGAAGTTCCTGTTCCACGTGGTTTTCAACACAGACGAGACCTTGTTCGTTAATGGTTTCAACTCCAACGAGAGATACCAACTGAACATGTTGGTCAAGCAGTGTGACCTCCCCAAGTACAACATGAGCATGGAAGAGAAGACACAGTACAACAAGAAGATGTACACCACCACCAGGATAGCGTACGAACCGGTCAACATAACATTCCATGATGACCACGCAGACACAGTCAACGCATTCTGGAAGAAATACTACGAGTACAACATAGCAGACTCTGTCGGCATGAACAATGACCTGACCATATCCAATACCAAAGACGACTACTACGATTTTGGTGATGCAAGAACCACGACCAAGTTCGGCCTTGACACTCCCAAACAATCAAAGAAGCCGTACCTGAAGGGCATAGAGATATTCGTGCTACACAAACAGAGGTTCACGTCAATGACATTGGTCAATCCTGTGATAGGATCATTCTCACATGACAACCTAGACCAAGCGGACGGACAGGGTGTGATGAACAACACCATGCAGATATTATACGAGACTGTGATCTACAAGTCAGGCATAGTCAACAAGAACAACGTACCAGGTTTCGCAACGATCAACTACGACCACTCCCCTAGCCCACTATCCATACTAGGCGGTGGAACGAACAGCATATTTGGTCCAGGCGGGGTGGTGGATGGCATAGGATCAGTGATCAGGAACGTGCAGTCAGGCAACATACTGGGTGCCATTCTCGGTGCGTCAAACACCTACAGGAATGCAAAGAAGATCAAGAAGTCAGCAGTCAAGGAAGAACTGAAAGGCATAGCCAAGGACGGTGTGCTGGAAGTGGGCAAACAGGCAGGAACCATATCAAACCCAGTGGCACAGTTCAGTGTTGGTGCGGCGGCCATAGTGGGTGCTTCAGCACTGGCATCAGCAAGGGGTACAGCGGACAACAAGAACCAGGCCAACAACACGGTGATCACAAATTCACCCCTTGACACCAACCTCTATTTCGGTGCAGACGAATCGTTCAATCTCGTGTCCAATGATGAAAATGTCCGAGACGAGATAGCGGCGGTCCTGTATTTCAAGGACATAGGCTCACGCAAGGGACTGACCATAGCACAATCCAATCTGGAGTACGAAGCGTCATCTGACAACATAAAAAATGTCTACACCAGCAAGGCAATATCAGACGTGAGGAAGTTGGTCACAGAAGGTTACATAAAGATAGAGAGACAATCACAAGACGTTGAGATAGCAACAGAGAAGGCGGCATTGTAATGACGGAATTCTACACAAACCTACCAACAAAAAACAAGGACGAGTTGGGCAAGACTATAGAGAAACTGACCACAACGCCATACGAAACAGAATACCAGTTCAACGTCGGGGATTACGACAGCACGATAGCGTTCTTTGTCAAACGTAATTTCTCCAGGGCGGCGGCGGAGGCAACGGCATACGCCATACTGTCGCAGGCTAAGATAGACAACATCAAGCCACAACAGATACTGGACCAATTGACCTACGCCACACCAGCACTGCTTTCTGAACTGATAACAATAATATTGAACGCCAACAGATACAAGTCAAGCAGGTTGGGTGTAAGAAAATCACTGACTACCAAAGAGACCGTATCTAGAAACATCATAGACTAATGCTACCCAGATTCGCAAGAGGAAAGTTCTCCCCCAAGAACGGAGACAAGTACGTGGGCACCAAGACACCAACATACAGGTCAAGTTGGGAACACGCTTTCATGAGATTGTGCGACGAACACCCCAACGTGTATCAATGGGCGTCGGAATCGATAAAGATACCTTACAGGCATCCATTCACGGGCAAGTACACCATATACGTGCCGGACTTCTTCATAGTTTACCAAGACAAGTCCGGTAAGAAACACGCAGAGATGGTGGAGGTCAAACCTATGAGCCAGACATCAATGGAGGCCGCGGGAAAGAGCATGGCCAAGAAGAAACAGGTGGTTATCA